AAAACGGAATTACAATATGATTATAGGAATTAATGGTAACGGATTTATCGGATATCATTTGTGGTGTTATTTTCATTACAAATGTGATGATGTGCATGTTATACAGTTAAATAGGAATTTGCATAATGATTTAGATAATCTTAGTAAATGTGATGTTGTAATACATTTAGCAGAAAAGAATCGAGGGGATGAACAGGAATTATATAAAAATAACATTTCTAGTACCAATGATTTAGTTGCAGCATTAACACAATTAAATCATCAACCGTTAGTTATTTATACATCGTCGATTCATGAAGATGATGATACCATATATGGCCAATGGCGTAGAGAAAACAAAAGTACATTTTCAACTTGGGCTAAAAATAATAATTTCATATCCATTAAGTTACCAAATATATTTGGACCATTTTGCAAACCAAATTATAATTCATTTGTTGCAACATTATGTGATTCATTAATAACTAATAGACAAATTAAATTATCAGATAACACAATAAATTTATTGTATGTAGAAAATTTATGCAAACAAATACATGATATAATTAAAGGCACTATTACTAGTATAACTTACGATTGTAGTATATCAGTTATAGAAATTTTTAATATATTGTCTAGATTCTGTGACGAATATTATAAAAAAGGACAGATTCCGAAACTACATGATGAATTTCAAATTAATTTATTTGCAACATTTCGATCATATATACAAGGTGTAGATCGTAAATTTTCAATAAAGCGTGTTGCTGATAATAGAGGCGAACTTAAAGAATTAGTAATTTTTAAAGAACATGGACAAATATTTTATTCAACAACAAAACCAGGTATTGTTCGAGGTAACCATTTTCATACCAAACGAATTGAACGTTTTTGTATAGTAAAAGGCACGGCACAAATAAGTATGCGCCAGGTTGGAACCAATCAAATAATTTCTTATATTATTAATGATACAGATAATATTGTTATTGATATGCCTCCATATTATACGCATAACTTAACAAATGTAGGATCTGAAGAATTGATATGTGTATTTTGGATGAACGACATTTTGCATGAACAACATGTAGATGATACGTATTTTGAAGGTGTTTGATGAAATTATTAAATTTTGATAGAGTATTATGTTTGTCTCCGCATCCAGATGATGTAGAATATAGTATGGCAGGCACTATAATAAAATTCAATGATACTATTTTTGATGTTCTATGTTTATCGCATGGCGGTGATTTAGATTTAACTACTAATTCATCTAGAGTCAATGAGGTACGAGATGTATGGTCGACAGCCAATTGTAACAATGTTAATTTGCATTTTTCAGACAACAAGTTTCTTAAAGAACGAGAAGAAGATTCTTGGGTTAATTTTATAGAAACAAATTATTTAAGACTTAATAATTATGATTGTATAATGACTACATCGCAAATTGACAGTCACTTTGAACATAAATTAATTTGCAATCTAGGCCCTGCATTAACAAGAGGTATATGGCCAAATAGAACATCTCCAATTTCATTGATTGAATACAAGTCTCCTAGTACTTTAGATAATTGGATTCCGAACATGTTTATTGACATTTCAAATGTATATGATATCAAATTAAACATGTTAACAAAATTCAAATCACAACAGCATCATACGTATTTTGATAGTACAGTACTAAATTCATTTCATTCAAATTATCAATGTGCAAAAAAGAACATGTTAATAACAGAACAATTTAGAATAAGTCAAACATTTATATAATATGAAAATAGCATTTTTTACTGAAATGGGTTTCGGAGGAAAGATTCCTAGGAACCATGGCAATATGAGAACTGAGTTTGCTTGGATGTGTGCTTTAGATGCAGAACATTATAATATTAATCAAGCAATTACCTCAACTAGTTATATTGAATCACCAGTATTTGATTTAGGTATAGTTATTATTCCAAAAAATGTTAATGAATTTGATCTTAACTCGTTACGGATGCTTTGCAAACAAATTGCAGTTATGCAAGAAGGTCCAAATTGGAACTGGCAGGATTATGAATTACCAAAACAAATTTGGTATTTTAATACATTAACATCTGCAGATATTATTTTTACACATAATGAGTTGGATCGAAAATACTATCAAGGATTAACAAATCATCCGGATGTTAGAGTTATGCAATCATTAATGATTACGGATTCTATAGGTACATTAGACACTGTTGAACGAAGCGGTGTTATAATTGGTGGCAACTTTGTTTCGTGGTATGGTGGCTTTGATTCATATGTAATTGCACAAGAATTTGATGATGTAGTACATGCACCATCGATGGGTAGAAAACAACCATTAGAGGAACAGTTGATTACGCATTTGCCATATATGAATTGGACACAATGGATACACGCATTAAATCAATTTAAATATGGAGTACACTTAATGCGCACACACGCAGCAGGTACATTTGCTTTGAATTGTTCTTATTTAGGAATTCCATGTATTGGGTATCGAGGATTAGATACTCAAGAAACATTGCATCCGGAATTAACTGTTGATTTAGCAGATTTGCAAACAGCTAGGAAATTAGCAAAACAACTTACGTCCGATGATGCGTTTTATAAACATTGTAGTACAACAACAAAGGAATTATATCAGCAACATTATTCTGAAAACATATTTATAACAAAGTTCCAAGAATGAATATATTAGTTACAGGTGGTGCTGGGTTTATAGGTACCAATTTAATCAAACGTTTATTAAATGATGGCCATTCAGTGGTATCACTTGATAATTATAGTACTGGATTGCATACGAATCATCAAGCAGGTGCAGTATATGTTAATGCTGATATTCGCAATTTAGAAGAACATTCTGATGCATTTTGGCAAAAATTTGATGTTGTATATCATTTAGCAGCAATTGCTAGAATACAACCATCCTTTAGTCAACCAATTGAATACTTTAATACTAATGCAATGGCTACAATGAAACTAGCTAAAATTTGTGTTGATTGTAATATTCCAATAATATATGCAGGATCCAGTTCGCATCACTCCGGAAAGTTTAAGAATCCATATACATTTAGTAAAGATATTGGAGAAGAAATAATTAAATTGTTTCAACAACAATATAATCTTAATGCATCTATTGCTAGATTCTATAATGTATATGGACCATATCATTTAAAACAAGGCGGTTACTGTACATTGTTAGGCAATTGGGAACGTTGTTTAGAAACGGAAGAACAGATTGTCATATATGGCGATGGATCTAAACGAAGAGATTTCACTCACGTAGATGATATTGTTGATGCATTAATAATGATTTTCGAACAACAACAATGGGGCTATGAATTTGAGTTAGGAAGAAATAAAAATTATTCAGTATCGGATATTGCTAACTTATATAACATATCCAATATTGAATATCTAGATGATAAACCAGGCGAAGCAGATGAAACATTGTGCACCGATATGACAGCACACAATGTATTAGGGTGGAAACCATGTAAGAATGTTGATGAATATATAAAAAGTTATAATGAAAATTTCAATAATACAACCAAGTAGAAACAACTTAAAATATCTTAAATGGTCATATGATGCCATTAGAAAGAATCAAGGTCATCATACGGTAGAAATATGCGTAGCAGACGATTTTAGTGATAAAGATGGCACATGGCAATGGTGTCAGGAAATGATGCAAACAGATACACATTTCAAAGCTATTCGTAACGAAGGACCAAGTCGACTAGGACATACTATTTTATATGACCAACTAGTTAATGAAGTTGCATCACATGACATTTGTATGATATATCACGCAGATATGTATTTATGCCCAGGCGCATTAGATCATATTGAACAACATATTGGTGCTAAAAAGATTGTATCATTAACAAGAATTGAACCACCATTACATCCACCTGGACCAGAAAAAATATTATTAGATTGCGGCATTGAACCTGAAGAGTTTGATGAGGATAAATTGCTACATAACATAGAAATGGAATATGATATTATTTATAAAGATAAAATTACAGAAGGAATATTTGCTCCATGGGCATTTATGAAAGCAGACTTCCAAGAGATAAATGGACATGATCCTTTGTATGCACCACAATCAAAAGAAGATTCAGATATATTTAATAGATTCCAATTAAATGGAGTTACATTTATACAAACTTGGGAAGGACTAGTTTATCATATGACATGTAGAGGTAGCAGATTTAATCCAACCCTAACAACGCCAGGACAAAATAGTCCAGAATGGGAAGCTCAAAATCAAAGATCAACAAGAAACTTTATACGTAAGTGGGGACACTTTTGCAAACATGATGAATTCATGAAACCAATTGTTCCACCTAAATATAATATTGCATTTCGAGTAACAAATTGTAATATGTCAATGGTAGAAGCATTAGAGCCATGGTGTGATCGAATTTATATAGACAATGATATGCAGGTATTGATTGATTCATATATTGAAAAAGAACAACCAAATACTAAATTTGATTTAACTAAACGTGTATTTTGTATTGGATATAATGATCCTGAGGGTGAAAATGATATTGTTGTTGATATTGATGGAAAACGATTTGGAAACAATGAATATTATTTAATACAACAACTTACAGAAATAATAAAAGATTCCGGAGAACCAGGAACATTCAAATTAAATAGTTTACAGGTCACAATTATAACGTTACAATCATATGAACAAGATTTAATTGTAGTGTAAACGGTAAATTTAGTCTTGATATTTTCGATATAATCGAATTCATGTTATTTCATTTTGCGTCATATTTATTTTAAAAAGAGACAAATCATGAAAGGACTATTTAGCGACGAACCAGGAACCGCATCCTCAAAACGAGTAGCAGGATTAATATGTATTATTTTTTTAAATATTACATTGGTAGCTAACTCATTTTCACATGGCGATATAAAACCATCAGACATACTAGTACAAACAGTTGGTATGTTGGCTTTTGGTTGTTTAGGATTGACAAGCATCGACAAATATACAAAAAATAAAAAATAAGACTAAAAATGAGTTTAAAAAGTTTACAAGAAAAAATCGGAGTGACTGCAGATGGTGCATTTGGTCCTGGTACTATGAAAGCCGCAATGGCATTCTATAAATTGACACCTACAAGAGCAGCGCACTTCTTTGCGCAGACTGCTCACGAGACTGGAGAATATAAATTATTTAGCGAAAACTTAAACTACTCTGCATCAGGATTGCAAGGTACATTCGGTAAGTATTTTCCAGGGACATTAGAAGAGTCATATGCTCGTAACCCAGAAAAAATTGCAAACCGAGTTTATGCAGATAGAATGGGTAACGGAAATGAAGCTTCAGGCGATGGTTGGAAATATAGAGGTAGAGGTGCTTTACAATTAACTGGAAAAGCTAATTACCAAGCATTTGCAACATACCTTAACAAACCTGAGATTATGACTAATCCAGATTTAGTAGCTACTACTTATGCATTTGAGTCAGCCATGTACTTTTTTGATAAAAACAAGTTGTGGGCTATATGTGATCAAGGAGTAAGTGATGCATCTATCCTTTCACTAACAAAACGTATCAATGGCGGCACTAACGGATTAGACCACAGAAAAGCATTAACAAATAAATACTTCACTTACGTAAAATAATCAGATATGAAATATACGAGAGATCAAATAGAAACTGCAGTTAAAACCAAAGGATATGCTTGGTTCGAAGGTGCAAAAGACTATGATGTTAACATTGTAGGCGTTAGAAACTCAGCAACAGGTCAAACTGTAACAAATGCATTTGATGATGTAATTACAGTATCATTTAAAATAGATGGGGTATGGCAATATAAAGAATGGGCTAACACAACCGATCCTGGAAAAAAGGGTGTTATGCAGTTTGGTAACAAAGCTGGCGTTGCTCGTTTAGTAGAAGGTCAATATAGAGGTTCACATACCATTAGATTGCATCAAGGACAATATGAAGCTTTAGGCCAAGCAAAGAACGTTAAAGTTTATCGCGATGCCAATAAAGATATGAAGTATGATGAAACCAAAATAGATGAAGGCGTATTTGGTATTAATATACATAAAGCAGGAGCAGATTCAACATATGTTGAGAATTGGAGCGAAGGGTGTCAGGTATTTAAAAGATCTGCAGATTTTGAAGAATTTATGACTATATGTCGTAAAGCAAAAGCAATACACGGAAATTCGTTTACATATACATTAATTGAATCAGCGGATATACGATGAAAACAACAACAATCACAGCAGCAGCTACATACACGGTGAGTACAATGATAACATTTATATGTACATATTTCTTTAATATGGCAATATCAAACTCTGATCAGTATCTTGCACTAGTAGCAGTAGTAATGACGGATGGGTTCTTTGGAGTAATTGCAGGAATTAAACGTGAAGGATTTCAAACATGTAAAGCAATTAAAGTATTACGTACTTTGGCTACATGGGTAATGATATTAACTGTTGTGTTGATGGTTGAAAAAGGTTTTGCTGGTACGAGTTGGTTAAGTGAAACTATACTAGTACCATTTGTTATTTTCCAATTAATGTCGACATTAAAAAATGCATCATTAGCTGGATTTATTAAATTAGAAGTATTAAATACTATTTTAGATAAGTTTGATAATCATAAAGGAACAAGATAATTAGTTTTAATCTATAGATTTGATTTCACAAAAAAATTCATTATATTATAATAAATGAATTATCGTACAATTGCTATAGCATTTTTAATATTCATGTTCGGCCAATGTTTAGTCTGGTTTCAGGTTAATGCTCCTATATTATGGTCTTGGGGTAAATCATGGAAATGGTTATTAATCCTAGGTGGAATTCCAATAACATGGTTATTTATGTCAGCAACGGAACTAGCAGTCACCGGCTTCGCGGGATCCTTTTGGCCA